GCTGAGAAAGCCGCCGATTTATGCAAAAGTTGACGAGGTGAAGCTGTCTGACGGCACGACCGAAAGAATGCTCGACTGGGGCGCGTATGTGACTAATGCCGAGGAGCGAGGTTATATGGAGTTTGCCTCTGTAGAGGATGCTAAGGAGTTTTTAATATAGGGACTAGCATGGAGAAGAATAAAGAAAAGAATTATAAGTGGCTCAAATCATTTTTAACTGGTTGGGGCATAAAAGAGTCATGGGCAAAATTGGTTGCAGGTGCAATCATTGGTGCATTATGTGCTTGTGGATTTTTAACAAGTTGCTCGTGCGTTACTTCTGAGCAGATATATTCTGCACATGAGATATATCACACCGTTACGGATAAGCCATGTATCTTCATTGAGCAAGGTAAATAAGATTTACTTGAATAATTGCCATATCAGCCCCGTAACTGGGGCTTTTTTATTATAAATACTGACGATGAGCAGAAAGTCAAAACATGTCAAATCGTTGAGTGATGTTGCTAATGAATTAGGGGTTGAATATCAGAAGATATATCGCTATCGACATGTATCCGAATTAAAGAAAACAGATGACGGATACAATGTTGAAAATATACGCAAGTTTTTAGCGGAGAAGGAAAAAGAGCAGGAACGTGAGCGCGAAGAAAATGAAGCAGAGTTAGAGATGTGCACAGAGGATTTAATTGAAAAGCAAATCAAGCTTGAAACCGCAAAGCATAAGTGCCGATTATTAGAGCTTCAGATTCTCCAAAAAGAGGGTAATTTGGTTGATGTAAACCAAGTATTAGAAACACGTTCAAAAGAGCTTTCTAAGCTGCGTAGAAGCCTACAGGATTTGATTATACGCATTCCTACAGAAATTGCCAATATGAATGAAGACGAGATTCGTGCAAGCCTTTCTGTGGCCGTAAATGACATTTTGAGTGGCCTTTCCGAATTTATTGCTGATGATTGGACTGAGACAGACGATTTGGACATAAATATATCCGATGAACAATAAAACTGCGAGAAACGGCTTCAGTATATACAAAAAGAAGCTGTTAAGTATGTTACAGCCGATTGAATACCTTGATATTGTTGATTGGTCTGAGCGATATATTGAGTGCATACCTGATTCTCCGTACTCAGGTAAACTCAACTTACATCGTACACCGTTTTTGATAGAGCCATTAAGGCAATCATGTTACAGTGATACTTCTCTTTCTGTACTTAATTTTCCCGTTCAGATTGGTAAATCACTAATTTTGAAGCTTATTGCATTGTATTATATTCAAACAGACCCTTGCCCTGTGTTGTTCTTAGCTGACACACCGGCAAACTCACAGGATTTTTGTGACACTTCTTTAGTGCCGATGCTCAAACAAAATAGATGCTTTGATGGACTTTTATCGACATCAGCAGGTGCTAATATGAAGGAGACAAAAATCTTCAACAATGGTTCAATTCTTTGGAATCGTGGTGCATCCAATATTAAAAATCTTCAGCGCCGTTCCGTTAAAGTACTACTAGCAGACGAGTGTTGGCTATATCCGCAAGGTCACGTTGAGGAGGCTATCAAACGTATTACTCGATTTGAAGGTGAAGGCGGTCGCGCTATTTTAGTAAGCCAATCTGGTGAAGTCGATGGAGAATTCGACAACTATTTTGCAATGACTAATCAGCAAGAGTATGTTTGGAAATGTCCTCACTGCGGTAATCACAATGCTTATAATTTGGATATGATAAAGTGGGACACTGAGGCTATGAAAGAAGATGGTTCTGTGGATTATGAAGCGGTGAAACAGTCATTAGTTTATGTGTGTCCTCACTGTTCAGAAGAGTTTGAAGCAACAAAAAAGACTTTAGCGGATTTTAATCAAAGGTCAACGTGGATTGCAATGAATGACGCTGCACCACTAGGAAAAATCGGCTTTCATACTACTGCATTTGCATTCTTAGATGCCTTTTCATTGGTCACCGAATACATCGAAGCTAAGAGCCGTGCGAAAGATGGTGATTTCAGTCGTCTCAAAATCTTTCATCAGAAGCGTTTGGCGATGCCTTGGAGTGACCGCAACGAGATTTTAGATACAAGTACAAAGGAAATAGAAGGGCAGCGTTTTGGCGCGATCTGGGACAAACTGGCTTATATTACCAAAGATGGCAACCTTATAGAACGTGATGACGAAAACTGGAAGCGAGAAATGCTTAACGGTGCATTACCGTTATTATTCATGAGTGTGGACGTTCAGCTTGATTCATTCTACTATGCTATTCGCGCATTTTCATCAAATCCAACAGCTGAAAGTATGCTGATTGAATGTGGTCATGTTTATACGTGGGATGAGCTGTTAGCTAAGAGAGCAGAGTACAAAGTGCCTAATTCTAATATGGGTATCGATGCCGGTTATAGAACGCGTGAAGTTTACGCATGGAGTGTAGAAAATAGCTGTTTTGCAATGAAGGGTCACAATCAACGTGCATTCAAACGAGAAGCGCAAAATGTAGTCGGTAGAAAATTGTATGAATCTCACGCAGTTGCAGCTCCTCAGTTTGTGCAAGTACAAACAAGTGAATTAATGTCCAACGGATTGAGAAAAACGCACCTTAAAAAAGCACTATTATTGTCATTTTCAGCCAATGCAGCAAAAGATTGGATATTTTTTAACCGACAGAGAACACAGCGCAATAGAGCTCAATACAACATACCTGAAGGCACTCCGATTGAGTATAACGAGCACATGAATGCAGAGAAACGAGTATTAGAGGGCAGATATTATGTGTGGCGACCGCGTAAAGCTAAACCTGAGAACCACTATTTAGACTGTGAAACGATGATTTATGCGTTATGCACTAACTTATTGCTGACACGTGATAATCAGCAGATGGAGGAGTATATAAGCTAAATATATTCATGACAAAATCAGAACGAATTATCTATGCTAAGGCTTTAGCTGAGACATTTCCCTTAGAGGAATTGCAGCAAATGCGTAAAAAAGCATTGATTGCCGGCAATGAAGGCCGTGTTACAAGTTGGGGAGATGTTGGTTTATCGTCTCAAATAACATACGCATTTGATTTAGGTGTGGCAATAGATGTATTGAGTGCAGCTATATCGATTGTTAAGGGGGAAACCGCTGCTGTTGGCAAAAAGGATAGAATTCGCAAATTCGTACTATAAAATTATGGGATTATACAACTTTTTTCAAGGATTATTCGGTAAAGGCACAACAGGTTATGAGGTTGAGGACAGGGTGGAAACTAATCAAATGCCACATGTTCCCCGCCCACAAGTAGCTTCTAAAGAGCTTTCTAATTTAACGCGTTCTAATATATTGGGGCAATCTCGTTATTATTACCGCAATGACGGAACCCTAAAAGAACTCGTTAATAATTTAGCTTTATATTCTGTTGGTGGAGGAATCAATGTGCAGCCAATGACTAAAAATCACGAGTTTAATAAACAAGCAGCAAAACTCTTCTCACATTGGTGGAAACACCCTGAAATAACAGGTCGTTTTACCGGCAGACAAGTGCTCAATTTCATATCAAGAGCTTACGATGTAGATGGTGAGATTTTTATTATTAAGACATTTGACCCTAAAACAGGTGAGCCAATGTTGCAATTAGTAGAAGCTCAACAGGTCAAAAATCCTGAAGACCAGGACGGCTTTGAAAGCGGTATAAAGTTCGATGAACATGGCAGACCTGAAGCTTATTGCGTTGAATTATTAAATGGTGGATTCAAGATAATTCCTGCCGATTCTGTGATTCATTTATTCAATGCAGAAAGAGCATCCTCAATACGTGGCATATCTACCTTTGCACAGTTATTGCCATTGACGAATCAACGCACCGAATTACTTGATTTAACTATCCAGAAAGCACGTCAGGAAGCTAAGTTTGTGAATGCCTTAGAGCAGCATTCTGATGATAATTCTATCAGCGCAGAGGACTTCTTAAACAACACTTCTGATGCCGATGAAATGAGAAAAGAAGAGGAGCAAATGCTTTTTGAATCAGCTCACAGAGTATCTAATACCATTGGTGGAACGACTGTCTCATTACCGTCAGGAATGACTATCAAGCAGCTCTCCAATAATACGCCAGGAAATACATATCTTGGATTTGCTGAACAGTTATTAAAGCTTTCATCTTGTGGTATGATGCCTTATGGATTTGCAGATCCGTCCAATTTGACAGGCGTATCTGTGAGAATGGTTATTGCTAAGGCTGCACGTGTCATTTCGGAGCGTCAGGACATCATTTGTGAGGTTATGACTAAAATCTATCAATACTATATCAGCTGCGCCGTTGTGAGTGGTTTAATCGATGTTCCTGAAGAAATTCAGAATAATATGTTTGCAGTCTCTTGGCAATGCCCTAAGGCTGTTACTGTAGACTATGGTAAAGATGAAAAAACAGACCTTATGTTGCTGCAAAACGGAGCTAAACCGATTGAGGATTATTTTGCAGAAAGAGGTCTTGATTTTACTGCTGAAATGGAAAAACGAATAGAAACAATAACTGCTGTTAAGAAACTTTGCGAAGAACACGATATTGAGCCATCTGCGATAATTCCCGCGCTCTTTAGCACTAAATAATCATATCTATGCACAGAGTCGTAAAAGAGTTATATGACGGTTTGGTAAAAACTCCTATAGTTACATTTGCTCTTTTAGCCATTGGAGCTTGTTTCTATATGTACACCGACCTTAAAGGATTCGTGGATGAACAAAAAGTAGTTTTAACAGAACAAATCAGACACCAAACTCAGACGGTTCAGCTTTTGAATCAGATTTCTCAGCGTTTAGCCGATATTGAGCACAAGCTTTACGAAGAAAAGCCATCATGCAATCACGTTGTTGTGCCGGTATCTCCGCAATCTTCTCATCCAAATTCAGATAAATAACGTTGAACTCTCGTTCATTGTTCATCAAAATCTCGGGTCTTTCACACATTCAGACACATATAATCTGAATGTGTGATTTTTTTTGTTAAATAATAGTAATATGACAAATGAAGATTTGAATACCACAGAAAATGTGGAAGTGAACATCTCTGCTGTTGAAGCGGTGAACGAAGAGCAATTGACCACACAAATGGAACTTCCTTTAGAACAAGCGGAACAACCTAAACCTAAACGCACAACTAAGAAAGCTAAAAAGGAAATTGAAATTGAGGTGGAAAAAGAAGACACAACATCTGAAATAGAAAAATTGCGCGAAATGTTGAAAGCTGTTGAGGCCGAACGTGATAAACTTGTCACAGAATGTACTTCTCTCAATGATACGGTGAAAAACTTACAAGAGGAGGTTAAAATTACGCCTAAGAAACTTGCGAAAGTTGTTCAGGATATGGGCATTGCTCCACTTCCAATCAGTCGAGAGAACACACAGAAAATGACTATTGAGGCCTATAATGCTATGTCTGATTCACAGCGAAGAGAATGGCAGCGAAAAAATCGCAGCGATTATCTTGATATGATGCACAGTGTAAAAATTGGTAAATAACTTACGATTAAATAAATCAATAAATAAAGCATATGATTATTAACGATTCTACTATTGCGACGGAGGCAGAGGCTTTCAAGGCTCGCGTTATTGGTGATGCCATTGTAAACGCTTTCGGTGCCCACAAAATCAATTTCAGCGATTTCAGCAACGACTATTCCACTGCTTTCGGTGCAGCCGGTTCGATCGTTCGCGTTCCGCTTATCGGTAAGACCGGTGGTGTTAAGGCCGCTAATGCTGATGGTACAGACGACTTTTCTATTGGTACAAAGTCCACTTCTTATCGTGACCTTGAGCTTACTTTGAAGTATGTATCTTGCCCGCTTACCATTGGTGAGGCTGAGACCGGTGCCGCTCTTTCCGACTTTGCTCAGTCTTTAGCAAATGACGTTGTTGAGGATATTCAGAAGACTCTCGAAGAGAAACTTGTTGCCGGTGTTGCCACTGGTAAAGTGAAGAAGATTGTTGTTGGTGAGGCCGAGGATTTCACCACTTCTAAACTTACTCGCAGCGTACGCCCTGCCGTTCGTCAACCCGGAACTAAGGAGCCCGTTGTATACCTCGAAGGTGGTCACTATTCTGCTGTAATTCCGTTGGACCGCGAAGGCTTTGACGTAAATGGTGCTCACTACGGCTTCAGCAAGGTTTCTGAGTACACTTCATTCACTGAAGGCGTTGTTGGTTTTGCTGCTAATGAGTCCGCTATTGCCGTTGCTACTCGCATTCCGCAGTCTCTCATGAGCAACCCTGCTTACATCACCAAGTACGCTTATCAGCTTCCTGAGCTCGGTGTTAACGTTCTTTACTGTGAGTGGGCTAACGCCAACAACGGTACAATGAATGCCGGTCTCTTCTACCTCTGTGGTATGGAGCTTGGTAAGGATAACGCCGCTGCTGTTCTCCAGACTGCTTAATTTAACAATTTTTAGCCATATATTCAGCGTATCCTTCGGGGTACGCTTTTTTTATAAATATGTGTATGAATTTGAAAGACATTATCAGCTCAACTTTCAGAACCAAACTCGAGGAAGAAGGCATTGATATCATAGCTGAAAAGAGTAAAAAGACATTCAAAGCGCTTGTTACCGCAGGTGATTTGGATGCTATGTTTTCAATAGGTGACCAGACTCTTTCTGAGTCAATTCAATTAACAGCTATGAGGGAAGATGCTCCTATTACCGGTGAGATTTTGCTTATCGATGGACAACGTTATACAGTGCAAGGTGTTCAGAAGCGTCCTAATGGTCCTGTTGTAAGAATCTACTGTGAATTAAGATGATTATATGAAAGCCGATACATTAAAACAACTTGCTAAAAAATTGGAACTTTCTGAAGCTGTATTAAAAGGCATCAGGAAAGGAGATAAAAGAAAAGGCGGTCATGTTGTATCAAACAATATGGCAAAATGTCTCGGTAATATATGCAAAAGAACAGGTTATAAGAATAAACAAGCCGCAGAAAAAGCTATCGAGGGAAATATAAAGCTATTGTACATATCAGCAGAAGAGTATGGTCGAAGAGTGCAACGTTTAGCAGAAAGAACAAAATCAAAGCAAAAGGCCGAACTTCTGCGAAAAGGTGCAGCTCTGCTAATGGCCGGCAGCTCAAAGGCATTCGTTAAGCTGATTTCTAAAGACCCATCTCTTGTATTCTTAAAGAGAAAATGCGCTACTAAAGTGGATAATGCTTTACTTGATTCTTTTCGCAATCAGCCTAAACAGAATAGAAAAACGGCTCAATCACTATTGGCTGCAACTGGTGCAGGTGGTGAAAAAATACTTGTTAAACAATCTGCCATTAATTCCGCTATTAAGCGAAGATTAAAGCGATATGGCGCTATCTCATCGCTATTCTGGGAGGCCGCTGTAGCGTTTAATCCTAAGGTTAAAATAAAGGGACTGGCAGCAGCTAAGAAAAAGTCCCAGAACAAGACCAGAGGTGCTTCTTCACGCACTTCTGTGAGTACTCAAGGTTATATGGCAGAAATTAAACACCACTTAGAAAAAGATGGTTCGACATTTAATACCAAATTAAAAAAAATAGTATCTGATGCTGAAAAATACTGGGCAAAAATGACAGAAAAAGAGATTATTGCATATCTGTATCTTGATAAATATCTAGGAGAATGAAGAAGTTATATAACACATTGAGAGATTATTATGAAACAGTGGGCTTTGATGTAGCTCCGTTCGGTGAAGATTCTATTGATGATGGGTCACGCACATTGATATTAGAGATTGATGAGGTAAAGCAAATAGAAGCCGGCTTTGATATGTTTGAAGCGACTTTTATTGTTTCGTTTATTAATGGTAATACATGGGCTGAAAACTCAGAAGCTCTTTGGCAAGGCCTTTGTTCTTTCATTCCGTTAGATGAGCGCGTAGACGATACAGCACTAAATCTTCCCGATAATTCTGATATAATGACACTTCTTGATATTCCCGAATTTACAAACATCAGCGCAGAGCACGATTCTGTTACAGCAGAAGAAACGCATAGTGTAACAATTTCTATTAAATATCATTATTAAATTATGAGTACTACAGACTTAAAAAATGCAGTTGGCAACCTTAAAGGTTATTTCGGAACTACCAAATCTCGTGGTTTAGGTGGTGTTATTCAATCGCATAATCACAGCTTAGAAGCAGAAGAAGCTACTGCTCAAGACGAAAATGGTGATACTGTTTTTGTTATGAAATACAACAAATCAGCAACCGGTACTATTGAAATGATTATGCTTAACGATGAAGAAGCAAAAGCGGCTCGTGAGGCATTGGTTCCCGGTGCTACATTCACTATCCCGACAAATAAGGCGATGAGAACTCTTCAGGGCATTCCTGTAATTGATTCTGTTGAAGAGAGTACTACGAACAGTGAACTTGCTCGTTTTACCATCAGTTATACTTGCCGCCCCAATATCACTGAGGCGATTACTGAAGACTTACTTGCATCAGCTGAGTAAAAACCACTATATTAACCCGAGATGATAAAACTAGATTTAACTAAAATAGAGGACATCGCTAAGTGCGGTGTCCTCCTCTCAAATGACCAATTTCCGTTAAAAGGTTCAAATTACATTAGAGAGGATGGAACCAGAGAACATTACGCATTGTTTGCGGATGAAGCAAAGAATTTTCTTATTAACGTTGATGAGACAAAAGAATATAAGGCGGCCTATTTGCTCGCTATGTTTATAGATGAAGCGCGAAAACAAGTGCCGCTCATTCAACACAGATTGCCGAATGATAAAGAGATTCTTATTCCGGCAAATATGCCTAAGCACGAGATTTTAAGAACAATATCAAAATTATGAAAGACGATTGGACAAAATATATTGTAGAAATAGGCGGTATTGAGTTTAGACCTGTTTCTATGGGTTCATTAACAATGCTTTTTGATGTGCATTCTCCATTAGTTGTCGGAGGGGAAGTAGATGCTGTGGATTACTGCGTTTTTGCCTGGATTCACGGAGCACCATTGATGGAAGTTATTAACAGTGTAAAAGCAGGAAATTATGTTGAAAAAGCTATCTATTGGGGAGCAGAAGTGCCTGCAACAGTATTTGCTTCCTACACTATTCCTACTATTAAAGCTCTTGCGAAAGATATTTCTAAATCATTCATAGACAAAAAGACAGGCTTTGTCCCTTTTCCCGTTCCCTCTCCCTACAAGCCGTCATGTTGGAAGAGGGTTTACACTTTTATGAAACGCCTCTTCACATTTGGCTAAGTCACAGCCTTAATATGATTCATAAACGTGGCGGCAATCCAACACCATTAACTCTTTATCAACAAGAAGAAAAGAGGTCAGTAGATGATTTATTGCAAAAGATAGATAAGATAAATAACGATAAGCCATGGCAAAGATAAAAATCACAGCAGATACTAAAGATGCTCAAGCAAAGGTAAAGAAGCTTAAAGCGGATGTGTTAGAGTTGAAGAAAACGGCGCAGAAGCGTACAACAATGCAGATTAACGCAGATGGCAGCCGTCGTTATACTACCATAGGAACTTATCCTTCAGCCGGTAGGGGAATGAAAACACGTGCAACTACTTTAGAAGCCTCAGCAAAAAGTGCCGGAGGAAAAGGAGACGGCGAAAGCAAATGGAAAAATATAGTAAATGGTATGGCAAGTGGTGCATCAGCTTCCCTCACTGGTTTAATATTAAATAACATTCCATTTATTTTAGCTTCACTTGGAAAAGGCATAGATACACTTACCATGGGAGCAACTAATCTCCAAAGCATGGGTGAAACTCTTAGAAAATACATGGAACTAGGAGACGCAATTACTAATCCCGCAAAAGGTTCACTTCAGCGAGGCGATAGCTTAGATGCTCTTGATGATGAGCGCAGAGCGAATAAATCTGCTACATTAGGTGATGAGGTTGCATGGCGTGAAGCATTTACCAATCAAACAGGTACAAATGCTGACCAATTATTACAGCGAGGACAAGCTGTATTTGATATGGCAACGTCTGGTAGCCCGGAAGAGATGGAAAAAGCGTGGAAAATTCTTGCCCCTACAGGCTTAACATTTTATGACTTGCAAAATAATTCTACTTGGGAGAATCTACTTAAACTTATCGAGGCTTACCATAAAGCTGGTGAAGATGGGATGAACGAATTAGAACCAACCATGCAAGAAATTTTCGGGCGTAGAGGCATGGTTGCTTTGCGTAAAGCGGGTGATGGTTCTGCTATTCGTCAAAATCAAGCTGAGTTAAGAGAAACATATCGACAATTTGTTGAACCCAATGAACAAGCCGTGTTAGCAGCTACTGATAAGGCAGAATTAACACGTTCGCAAGCAAAAATTATTGATTTAGGATTACCTGTCGGTGGTGAGCGTTTTATAGTCAAAGGCGCAGAAGATATACTCGATATATCAAAAACTAAATATGGGTTATATGGAGATGGTAGGGATGAGCTTGTTAATGAATTAATTCCACCTGAACAATCTGCGCAACCTACCGCTGAAAATGTTGAACCTGTAGCACAAGCGATTGAAAAAGGATCCAATAGAGTTGCACCGAGAGAACAACCTTTCTATAGACCGGCGGAAACACCTGAATATAAGGGTCTTTTCCATTGGGGAGAAGAGAATATCGGCAGTGGACAAATAAAATATACCAGTTTTGACCCGGTGGGACAGACGAAGAAATTATGGGATAATATGATTAGTGCTAATACGAACAATCCTGAAATGAATCAATCAATGAAAGATGTTGTGAACGAATTAAGGCGCAACACATCAGCAACCGGACAAATGACAGAAACAATGCGTCAAATGGGTGGAAATTCTCCTGCAATGTTTGTCTAAAATTGCTAGCTGAATAAAATTAAAAATGGATTTCTATATCGTCATCCTCATAGCGGAAATGCTGATTCTTTTTCTTCTTATGAGGTGGGATATGATTCCAAAGAGCACGGAATGGCCAGGTTATACAGTGATAGATTTTTTCGCCTAAGTTAAGGAGAAAATAGCTAGAATGAACAACGACAACGTTGAACAAAAAAAGTATTATCAGAAAAATAACCGCGGCAACAGCCATCAATATAAAAAACTCACTCCAGCACATAACGTTTGTATTATAAAAGATTTATTTAATTTTGTAAATGACAAATTCTGTCGTACCAACAAAATTATTTATCCCTTAGTTCTGTTTTCATAAGCATTAATTTTGTAGATTTTTTAATTATGTTCAATTTATTGAGCGAGATTTTACTCTGTTTCAAAACTCAGAGAAGTCCGCAGATTCCAATGCTCTTCCGCATAAATAATAAAAATGAGTTTTGAGCTTTATAAAAAAGGTGATTTGCAGTTGCCATACTTAATTGATACTCGCTTCACAAAATGGACAAGTGAGGGTGTAGTAAAAGAAAAGTACGAACGCAGATGGGTTGTTTTAATCAATGAGATTAATTCATTTATAGAGTCACTAGATTTATCCTATAATGAACTTGCATTGTCTTCTGTTGAGCGCGATGATAGAGGAGCAATGTCTGTTGTCACTGCAATCTACGGAGATTCTGGTTTATCGGATGATTTCTTGGATAAAGATGGTGAATTGACGTGGTGGACATTATCCAACGGTGTTTATACATATCACATTAAGCGTTGGGTTAATAACGACCCTGATGCTATTAAAGCTTTTTGTGTTTCGTGTCAGTCTTCTTACGGGTATGATGAGAAAGAGGTTTCTGTAATGTGCAACCCTATTGCCGGTGAACCTCGTGTAATGTGTGAAGCTACATTTAGCCGTACTGAAGAAGAAGTTAGCGAAGAGAGCGGAGGAGGTTCAGGTGAAGAAGAAGAGGATGAAACAGAAACTGAAGAAGCAGATGGAATTCAAGTGACTTCATCATTGCAAGAAATAACGCTTGATACACAAAAAGCTGTAGCTAAGAGGTTAGGAATAGAAGCTCACGATACCAGATTTACAATAGCTCAAAATGTAAAATCAGGCATATATGTAGCTAAGAAAGCAGGAGAACTCGGTGGTTATATTAAAGAAGATGGTTGGTATGATGCTACTGAAGATAATATTCAAGGGTGGGAAAAGCCTGTATATACATTCCAAGATGGTTGGACTGAAAATGATATTGCACGAGTAAACAATTTGATGGCTGGAACCTATACAGCAACAGTTCCTTGCATTCATGTTTCTATATCAACGAAAAAGACATCAGAAGACAAAATTAAGGTTTCTTCTATTAGTGGCATGATGAGCGGTGTAGGTACGTTATCTGATAATATTTCTGTTGGTGGTGCATCGATGTCTATACCCGAGAACCTAACAAAAGTCAAAGATTCTGCCGGTAATGAATATCTAGCAAAGACAAAATGGCTTTATGAAGGTGCCAGTTTTGACGGTAATTCCGTACAAGTAAAAACAAAGTCAAAACTCACAACATCTGTTGACGGTACACCGATCAGAGAATTAAAGAAGTGTTACGAAGGTCGTATCACACATTCTTATCGTACTGTTACAACCTTGAATGATGGTTGTCCTGAATCCACCACTTCACAAGCAATTTAATTTATGGTAGTTAAAGAAGTACAAAGCGGCGAGCCGATTTCTGCATCATGGGCTAATTCTTTAGTTAAAGCAGTTAATACTTACGGAGGTAGAGTAAGTGGTGAAAGAATGGGTAGTGCAACATATCTTAAACCTATACAGTTAGCTTCAGAACCGGCTTGGCAGATACGTTACACTAAAGGTCATCAAGTTACGTTGAATGCCGGGCAAATTTACATCGATAATCAGCTTATCACATGTGGCGATAACTCATATAACCAGTATGGCTCAGTAGAAGATTGGACAAAACTTTCAGTTTATACACCCTCATCAGCAGAAGATTTGCCGATATGGTCCATCTACGTTTATCAGGCAAAAAACGCTGAAACAAAGCCGACCATTAGAGCGATATTAAAGGTGAGAAGCTCTGCTGAAGCTGCACCGACATTAGATACACCTCCTGATGGATATTCCCTAATCAAACAGATTCAACTAAACACAGTTGATAGTACAACTAAATCGATTAAGCAATTGGTGAGTGGGTCTATTTACATTTCCTCTCAAAACGGTGGTTCTGTTGATGTTAATCCTATTTCATTGGTTGCCGGTGATGGTATAAAACTCACATTTACAACCGACCCTGATGCTTGCAAGATTGAGCAAAATCTGAGTGTTATTTCATCAGATAACACAATATTGATTGTGCAAGATGCCGGCCCTGATAATATACATACAATAACATTATCCATAAACTCTGATATCTTTAGAGATAAGATTAGTATTATTTCTGCAGATGATTTCATAACGATAAATGATGATTTTGTCGGTGGAGTACGAGTAGTGGAATTGTCCTTGAGCTCATCTATTTTTGGTGATGGTGTATCATTAGATTTAGAATCGGGTTCTTATATTGCAACTACTAAGACCGATAAAGGATGGAAGATTAGCAATACATGGGATGGTTTCAGAAGCATAATTCCGAGTGATTTTATAATTGCGGAAGAAACCGAGTATCGTGGTGTAATAATAGGCGTCGATTCAACCATTCTACAAGACTACATTAGCCATATTGTATGTGATAAATTGAGCATAATCACCGGAGATAAGCTTTCTTTTATTGCGGGTGATGGTATTGAATTTTCTGAAGTTGATGGTGATGGTATAGTTATTCAGTTAGCCAATGTAGGTAGTACAATTAACCTTGATGGTCTTGTTACATATCAGGGTGATTACAGAACCTGGGACACGATAGATTCTGGTGCAATGGGGGTAGACTTAACTCAATTTACAGTTGGCTCAAATAATTACATGCTAAGAGCAGAAATTGAACGTACTGATAAAGGTAATTTTCTCAAGTTCAGCATTTAATCAATAAATAATGTCAGATGAACATTGAACTTATTTCTTCTGACGTTTATAGACCCATCAAAAACAAGTTAGCAATCTGCATATTCACATTTAAGAGCGATAATCGTTGTGTATCACAATGTATTAAAGCCCTTGATAAGCACAGAGCTAATCTTGTTTTTGATGTTTTTGTAATTGATGATGGCGCATGTCCACTTGATGATATTCCAGATAATGTGTTTTATTCAAAGTCACACTATTTCCGCAACGGTAATTTGAATGGTGCGGAGTGTGCTCAAGGTCAAATGATGGAAATGTTACGATGCGCTCGTAAAGCTCGTGCTGAGTACGTAATGAAACTGGATTCTGATATGATAGTCAATAGTTTTGATAATTTTCTTGCACCTTTATGGGCGGATTCTAATACCGTTGTCGGTTTTAAGCTCAACCCTCGTATGAACTATGTTGCCGGTGTTTGCTATGTATTTCCAGTTAAAGGATTGTATAAGGGTATAAGAGATTTTGCCGTATGGTATAAAAAAGAATCAGAAACAGAAGAATTTCCTACGCATTGTCCTGAAGATTGGGCCGTCAGTAGATGTGTTGCTGCGGTGAATGATTATACTATGATTCAGTTTAATCAAGTTGAGGATTCTGAAAACTGGCTTCTTTCGCCGTTTGACTTTGATATTCTTGAGGATGTAGAAAACATAAAGATACATCCGCTGATTTGGCACCGTTTCCGCATTTATGATTTTGTTAACTTCGGTAATAGGTATCAGCTTAAATGTGAGAATCCTCGTGAAGTAGCCGCTGAGTGTATGGAGCAATATATGAAGTTTGAAGAGTTATGTCAAAAGCACTAAAATATTGTTTCGTTATATTCACCTACGGAGATGATGCTTATCTGTTGGGGCAAGCATTAAGAGCGTTAAAAGCAATTACACCGATGCGAAGGGTGTTTGTTTTTGATGATGCAGCTAATCCGTTGCCGTACCCTCCTCATGGTGTGCATTACTCTCAAACACATTTTAAGCGCAACGGTAATTTGAACGGTACTGAATGTGCAGAAGGTGAGCTCTTTTGTATGTATGAGGCAGCAATGAAAGTTAAGGCTGATGTCGTCATTAAATTAGACTCAGACATTATCCTTAATAATTTGAAATGGCTCACTGATGGGTATCCGTTAGAAGAGCAGATAGGGTTCAAATTACGCGCTGAACAAAACTTTTGTAGCGGTGCTTGCTATTCACTTCCGACAGAAGCCCTCGTTAAAATGCTCAGAATACTTGCAAAAACTCCTCGCAACGATTTTAAGGGCGAATCTATTATCATGAGTTATCTGGCGCGTTCTGCAGGCTATTATGTGCGATTATGGGATTGTTCTGAAAAGGTTGACTCAGAATTATGGAGAGCGTCGTCAATTAACGCATCTGCTGTTAGGGATGCTCAAATCAATTCCAGAGAACTGCTATTGATGAAAAATCTTGATGTTGTTTATTGTACGTTAATTTCTGAGCAAAGAGATAAGAATGCAGACTTAACGCTTATGAAGGCTTATTTGGACAGTAAATAAATTCTATGACGGTTAAGAAAAGAGATTTAATAATTGCGATTTTACGTGATGAAGAAATGGGTAGGAAGATGTCGCATTTCTTAAAATTCATTCAAACGCATAAGCCGTCCGATGATTTTGACGCAATCATTGTTTCACCGATTTATGGCAGCAGTAGCACCATCGGCAGATTTACCTTTGTACCAATGACAGAGACGGGTCAATCATTCTTAACGTTCGCAAAGTATAAAGAGCTGATGCGTAACTATGTGAATGTGTGGTGTGTCGATTATTCTATGTTGCAAATAAAAACCACACCGAATCTTTCATTGCTCAACTATAACGACATTCTCTTTCAGTATGGAAAGCATGTCAATGAAGTAGACCCGGCTATGTACTACGGAAAAAGCGCAACGATAATCGAACTGCTGAAGTTTTTGTATCGCAGAAAGAACTACAACGCTACTGAGTTGGAATTAGTGCAACGATGGATGAAGAGAAATCCGTCCATCGTTGTTGAGAATCGCTGTTACATCCCAAAAGATTTTGGAACACATTTTGACTCATCCTGTGAATTTTGATTATGCAAATTGAAATAGTAACACCTCAGATGTTGGAAGAGGCTGTAGTGAGCCTTTCAAAACAGCTCAAAGAAATTAAGGAGGCAGTAGCAATCGCTACTGTCCCTCCTCTTTACGCCGACCTTAAGAGCATTACCAAAATGTTCGGCTACTCATCGTCTCAGCGTATGAAGCTCTTTATTGATACGGCACTTGAGGCCGGTCATAAAATCAGAATGATTAAGCCAAAGGCGAGCAGGTACGACACCTCTGCCAGAGTGCATTACCACATAGGCGACATAGAAAAAGCCTTTGCATACGCGCAATAACTAACTTAATGTCAGTCTATTGGAAGATATTTTTGTGACAAAATTGTGACAATTATACTATTAATGCTTCAGTCACAATATTTTAGCGGTTTATTAACCTTGTCACAAATTTGTCACAAATTTTATTAAATTTAGTCTTAAATATCATTATAAAGCCTTGATAATAAAGAAACGGCAGGAATCCTCCTGCCGTTTCTCCAACTTACTACCTAGAAAACAATACGGATTTTGTTCCGTTTTGCTGGACAATCGTTTACAGCGATTTATTTAACCGCTAC